TGTTTCTCCGATTGATCGTAAGCGTCACAGATACTTTGTTGATTTCTTCGTGAAGAGAAAAGGAAGAGATGGTAAGCTGGAAAGCATACTCATCGAAGTCAAGCCCAAGGCTCAGACCACTCCTCCTGATGTGAAACTTACTCTGAAAGGCCAGAAGCCTACTCGGAGATATATTAACGAAGTGATGACGTGGGGAGTCAACTCAGCAAAGTGGGCTGCTGCAGAAGATTATTGTAAAGACAGAGGTTGGAAGTTTATTATTATGACCGAGCACGAGTTAGGGATCAAGTTTTAGTGGCAACTATTTTCGATAATATCATCACCCAGGGTGTTCGCGCAGGACAGATACCAGCGCGTACCAATCAAGCTCGTTCGTGGTATAGAGATACTGCAAAGCAGTTCGGATCCAACATCAACGAGAAGTCTCTTCTGAATAAGGACAAGACTCGTCTCGTAAGTCAGATCAAGCCTGGCAATATGTACATGTTTATGTACGATCCAAAGTTTAAAGAGACTCTTCCCTACTATGACCGCTTTCCTCTGATCTTTCCATTCAGAGTCGAGGGCGACAGGTTCTGGGCTATCAACCTTCACTATCTGCCTCACAAAATCAGAGCTCAGTTGATGGACAGCCTCTATGATCTAGTCAATAATCAGCGTTATGATGAGTCAACAAGAATTCAAGGCACATTCGAACTGCTAAATAGAGCTGCAAGATCTAGGTGGATTAAACCATGTGTGAAGCAGTATCTGTTCTCACAAATGAACTCAAGGTTCATGTATGTTTATCCTTCTGAGTGGGACATCGCCTTGTTCTTGCCGCTAGAGAGATTCTCAAAGGCGACGAAGAGTAAAGTGTGGGCCGAATCCAAAATCTCGATGGGTAAGTAAATGTTTCAGATTTCTAATTTCCAGGCAAGTCTAGATAAAAGCGGAGTCATGAGAACCAATAGGTTCATGGCCATGTTTAACTTGCCTGCATACCTACAAGACAATAAAGAGCTCTATGGGTATGGGGATGCTTTGATCTCTCTCAGATGCCAGGCAGCACAGATCCCTGGTCTCACATTGAGCACTATCGATCAGCCAAGAATTGGTATTGGTCCGAACGAAAACGTTGCCAGCAATCTTACCATGGACGACATCACATTAACGTTCCTTGTAGATGCTCAATCAAAGATCCACAATATGTTCTACGATTGGTTCAACACAATCGTCAACTTCCAGGGTTCAAAGGGTCAGTCGGCGCTCTATAAGTCCTACAACATCGGCAGACAGACATCTGCAGCGTATGAGGTAGGATATAAGGATATGTACACGACAGACATTCTTATCTCTGTATATGATGGCGTGACGCCATCAGGCACTTCTGCAGGTGGTCAGGCCACCCCTACTATTGCAGAGGGCAATGTTCCTATCATGAACATTAGAGCTTTCAAGGCCTTTCCAAAGACATTGCCTTCTATTGATATGGATTGGAATTCGAATGATGAAGTAGTAAGGATGTCTGTTCCATTCTCTATTACTGACTTCGAAGTATCATACCCAGCTAATAGAACACTACCCTATCAACAATCCCAAGACTTTTTATAATTACTAGATAATTGGAGTAAACAATGGCACTACCTAAAATTAACAAGCCTCTTTTTGATATTGAAGTTCCTTCGCAGGCAAAGAGTATCAAATGCCGTCCTTTCGTGGTCAAGGAAGAGAAGATTCTTCTGACAGCCCAGCAGGCAGGTCAAGAGAAAGACATCGTCCTTGCTATCAAGCAGGTTCTGACTAACTGTATTCAGGATCCTACCTTTGATGTAGACACACTGACTACCTTCGACCTAGAGCATATGTTCTTGAAGCTTCGTGCGAGATCAGTCAACAACCTGATCGAAGTATCTTATCGCGACAACGAAGACGATAAGGTATACGACTTCACTATCGATCTTGATGAAGTTGAGATGCTAAAGGGCAAGGAAGTCAACAACAAGATCATGGTTACCGAAGATGTCGGTATGCTCATGAAGTTCCCTTCAGTATCAATGCTCGAAGGTGTTCCTAGTGACATCACATCCACTGAGCTCGTTGATTATCTGGTACGTTCGTGTATTGATCAGATCTTTGATGCAGATGAAGTATATTTGGCTTCCGAATCAACAGAAGAGGAACTTAATGAGTTCATTGATAGCCTTGATGTAGAAACATTCAATAAGATTCGTGAGTTCTTTGACTCGCTTCCTTCGTTATATCACAAGTTAGAATACACAAACTCTCTGGGCAGCAAAAGAACTATTGAGCTCACAACGTTAAGTGATTTTTTTACCTGGGGCTGAGTCATAATACATTAGCGAATTATTACACAACAATATTCGCTATGGCTCAGCATCATAACTATTCAGTCACCGAACTGGAAGATATGATGCCCTATGAGCGTGATCTGTATGTTGATATGTTACTGAGCTTCCTTGAAAAACAAAAACAAGAGATGGAAAAGAATAAGTAACAATGGCCGGTCTAGGTAAATTCTTCTCTAAGACAAAGACGCGTTCTCTCGCGGCCAGTCGTGGTGGCTCAAAGGTAGGCAAAGATGCTGCCAAAAGAGCTACCGCTACTAAGCGTATCAAGAGAATGGAGCGAAAGAAGTTCGGCCGTTCTATGATGAAAGGCGCAATGCGCCGTATGGGTCTTAATGTAAAGGGGATTGCCGGCAATGCAAAGTCTCCTATTGGAAGACTGTTGCAATCTCCTGCAGCTCGTGCAATGTCGATGGGAGCATTTGATGTCACGCTTCCATCAATGGACGGTGCCGCTCGCGCTGGTGGTGTAAACAACCCCTCGATCAGCTCACTAAGTGGCCAGCTGAGTAGCATTGCTCAGACCGCAGCAAGACTTGGAGCGATTACTCAGGAGCAACAAGACGCTCTAATTCGTCAAGCCAAAACAGCAGAGACGCAGGCCGCTCAGACTCAATTAGAAGAGCCTGATGCAACCCCAATCCAGGCCGAAGGTGCTGGTAGTGGTATTGATCCTGGTGTCAGCGCGACAGAGAAGCTCCTAGAGTCGATTGCGAAGCTCAAGGCTATTATCGACGATAAGGTCAGAGAGCAGCAACAGAATAGCTTCGGTAACGTCTTTATTGAGTCCTTACTTGACAACCTTGGTCTGGGTGGTGTCAAGGAAGCAAGATCCAATAGACGTAAGAGACCTCAAGTTAAAGAGGGGTTCTTTTCGCGCCAGGGCAAGACGGGAACAGAATTCTACACACAGGATAACCGTGGCAGGATCCGTGGTGCTAAGGCAGAAGATGCTCTCACTAACTTTAAGACTGTAGAGAAGACTGACGCCTTCAAACTTAACAAGGCTGCAGAAGCTCGCCAGGCAGAGGCTGTGCTCGGAAAGGGAGCCACGTTCAGTGGTTCAAGCACAACAAACAAGATTGCGTCTTCTATTGGCAAGGGCGCAAAGAAGGCTACGGGAGCTGGAGGCGCAGCTGCTGGCAAAGTATCTAAGGCTGCGATTGAAAAGGTCGCAGGACCTCTTGTAACAAAGGCTATTGGCAAGACAGCAATTAAGTCTATCCCTCTTATAGGGGCGGCTGCAGGCGGTCTATTCGCCATTGGGAAGCTGTTACAAGGCGATGTCGTTGGTGCTGGTCTCGAGGCTGCATCTGGTCTAGGTGGACCTCTTACAGCTATTCCAGCGATGGTTGCATCCCTATCTCGCGACACATACATGGGCGTATTCGGAGTAGCTCCTGAATCGGATCCGTTCTTTGCAACGAAGATGGGTCTTGTTACAGGTGTATTGACATCTCTTGTGACTGTGGCTCTTTCAAAGCTCACAGGCTCGGGTGAAAAACAAGCAGCACCCGATGCTACCAAGGCTCCAGACATTCCATCCGAAGCTCCTAAGATAGCTCCTGTCCAGGCCAAGAAGGAAGCAGCGCCAGCTCCATCATCTCTTTCAGATGCAGGCGGAGGCAGTGTAGACGCTGGTTCACAGGCTCAGGCAGATGCTGGTGGGGGCGCAAGTCCAGCTCCGACACCAGAGCCAGCTGCGGCTAGTGGCGATACTGCAGCTGCCGCTCAATCTCCAATGGAGCAGGCACCTATAACAGGTCTCACACCCGGAACCTCGAAGCCTGTAGAACAACCAGGAACACAGTCAGGAGCGGCGATTGCAGCTGCCTCTGGCGATGCCTCTGCTCCAGAAGCAATGCAGAGTGGTGGTGGCCAATCTATGCCAAGACCTGCCACTACGCCTACCACAAAGGGTAGAGCGAAGGGTATGGGCAATGTTCCAGAGCCTACATATCTCGGTATGGGCGACATCGTTAAACAACTGTACTTCGGTGCAGTTGCAGGAGCAATGGCAGCGTAATGGATAACGATACAAGAGATACAATCAAGTCAAAGTTTCTGTTGGGAGCTGGTTCAGAAGACCAGGTGATCCCAAAGCAGACTCTCGTCGAGATGTCTTCTTCTCTTACATCAATCGAGACATCGTTCAATCAGCTGAAAGCCTATACGGGCAACATTCTTCGTGTCCAAGCAGCAATGCAAAAGGCTGCAATTGTCAGCATGAAGAAAGCATCATCACCACTCGAAGCCCTACAGGCTTTAGAGGGTGGTAGTCAATCTTCTACTAATGATCAGATCACAACAGTCTTCCCACAACTGACTCAGATTATTGATCAGCTTCACAAGAGCCTCAATAAGTTAGATTTATCGGGTCAGGCTGACGCTCCTAGCGACAAGGCTATGAACTCTGTTGCAGGTGCCATTCCTGCTCAGGAAGCTCCTGTGGAAGATCCACAGCAGGAAGTAAAGGCTGAGCAGAAGACTAAAGCGAAGATTGCCGTAAAGAAGCAGAACGAACGAACAGACCTCACTCGTCAGCCTATAAAGCCTGCATCTGAAATTGCAAAGAAGAGCAAGACGAGTGTTTCTAAGCCTCAGGCTCCAGCAAGAGGAAAGACTGAGACAAAGGTAGAGAAGCAGCTTACTCAAACAGCAACGAAAGCTGTTGGCAAGGGTAATGTCGGAGCCACTCCGGCTACCAAGGCTCAGCCCACTGGCAATGTTTCGGGGGCAGGGTGGACCACAAAGCTGTCAGGCTTCATTGGTAAGTCTGTAACCAATGTTAAATCATCGATTGCTGACTTCCTTGCTAACATTGGATCCATGCTCGGTATCGGAGGTGCCGCGGCCGCTGGTGGTGCTGCTGGTTACGCAGCTGGTAGTCTTGCAACTCCAGACGAAGGTGGATCTGCTCCTACGGGCGGTAAAGCCGGTGACATGGAAGCAGCCATCAACAAGGCTGGTATCAAAGACAATACAGTCAAAGCTCAGATGATGGCGCAGACTGCGCACGAGTCAGGAAACTTTAAGTACACCCAAGAGCTCGGCAACGCAAAGTATTTTGAAAAGTATAATGGCCGAAAAGATCTAGGTAACACCCAACCAGGTGACGGTCCTAAGTATAGAGGTCGTGGCTTCCTACAGGTCACGGGTAGAGCCAACTATGCAGAGATGTCAAAACTGCTGGGTGTCGACTTTGTCAACAACCCAGAAGCCCTTGCTCAACCAAAATATGCGGCCGCATCTGCTATCGCATGGTTCCAGAAGAGATGGGGACGATTCAAGAACTGGGGCGACACAAAGGCTGTTACAAAGGTCGTCAACGGCGGTTATAACGGTCTAGCAGACCGTTCAGCTAAGTTCGCTCAATACTCCAGGCTATATGGTAGCGGCGGCTCAGCAGGTGCTGCAAGCGCTCCTGGCGGGGGCGGCGGAGGCGGTGGCGGTGGCCCTGCTGGTAAGCAAGCTCCTGGTGGTGCTGGCTTCAATGACAACATACGAGCTGTTGGTGGTAACATCAAACAGTATGCTAACCTTGGATCCAACGTCAACTTCGAAGGCCTAAAGCCTACCATGAAGCGTAGGTTCACTGCCATGGCAGCTGAACACCATCAGAAGACTGGCAAGAAACTTCAGATCAACTCTGCACACAGAAGTAGAGCTGATCAGGAAAGAATGTGGAAGAAGTATGGTCCTAAGAGAGCAGCTCCTCCAGGCAGATCCCTCCACGAATCCGGTGTCGCT